CTGAATGGAAGTACAGGGGTGACGGAGATGGATCAGATGAGTATGCCGTCTTTGACTTTGCCATTATTGATGGCGAATACATTGGTGAGGATTACCTGTTCTGCCGCCGCGCCAGAGAGCATGGTTACAAGATCTATTTGGATCCAATGATCAGCCTCCCGCACATTGGCACACAGGAATTCACCCGCAACTTTGAACAAGATGCTCTACAGCCGCTGCTCAAGGATCATTCCCGGCTGCACTTGAAAGTGGCAAATGGGTAGCCCAGCATGGACACGCAAAGAAGGCAAGAATCCCAGTGGCGGTTTAAACGCCAAGGGTCGAGCCTCTGCAAAGAAACAGGGCATGAACTTGAAGCCTCCTCAACCAGAGGGCGGCAGCAGGCGCGACTCTTTCTGCGCAAGGATGAGTGGAATGAAAAAGAAGCTGACATCCGAAAAGACAGCCAAAGACCCCAATTCGCGGATTAACAAGAGCCTGCGGGCCTGGAATTGCGCTGAAGGCGGCTTTATCAAAGAAGCGGATGGTATAGCAGAGCGTGGCAAAACTCGCGGCAGGTTCATCTGAAATGGAAATCATGGTATGGAACGTCCTACTGACAGCCTTTCTCGGGTTTCTTGGCTGGGCGCTAAAAGAGAAATCGGACGAGATCCATCGGCTCCAGGTTTTGATAAACAAAACTCGGGAAGAAATTGCCAAGGAGTATGTGACAAGGCAAGATGTTCACAACGACATCAACAGGATCATGGATCGGCTGGACAGGCTGGAAAGCAAAATTGATGCGTATATGAAGGAGCAACGAAGTGCCCTCACATAGCGCCAAGCAACACAAATTCATGGAGGCGGTGGCCCACAATCCATCGTTTGCCAAGAAAGCAGGAGTCCCACAGTCCGTGGGAAAAGATTTTTCAAACGCCGATAAAGGCAAAACTTTCAAAAGAGGTGGTGACATGAAAGAATCAAAAGCGATGGTCGGCAAAGAGATGGCCTTTATGAAGAAAAAAGGCGCTCCTGCTTCCATGATCAAACATGAAAAAGCCGAAATGACCGGCATGAAAAAAGGCGGCATGCCAATGGTGGTTAAAGACGGGAAAAAAGTTCCCGCTTTTGCTGCCAAAAAGATGATGGGTGGCGGCATGGCCTACGCTAAAGGCGGTTCCGCTTCATCTCGCGCTGATGGTATTGCCCAAAGAGGCAAAACCAAAGGCAAGATGCTAAACAAGGGCGGCATGCCCTGCTAAGGAGTTAATAATGGCAACAAGTGCATTTGGAAAAGCTTTCCGTGCCGCCCGCGAGTCGGGCGACAAAGAATTCACATTCAACGGGAAGCAATACAACACCCGTTTAGCTGAAGATGAGCCAAAAAAGCCAAAGGCTCCCACTGAGGTTGAGAAAAAGGGTGAGATGGCATCTGCTTTGAGCAGTGCCACGCGAAGCATTGGTAGCGGAACCTCCGACTTGGCTAAGGCCAAAATCAAAGAGGCCAGCGACAGGGCTGCGCGAGACCTTGACATGGCTGAGCGAGATGAGTCCATGAAGGGTTATAAGCCCCGCTACACACCTCCTGGCAAAGCACCCAAAGTGAATGAGGGTGCAACCTACGAGGCAAAGCCTTTTAAGAGCGTTTTGCCTGATAAGGATTACACCGACATGCCAACCATGAAAAAGGGTGGCTCAGTTTCATCCGCTTCCAAGCGGGCTGATGGTATTGCTCAGCGGGGTAAAACTCGCGGAAAGATGTGCTAAATCATGCCTAAATACATGACCCCAGAAGATGTTGCCGAAGAAAAAGCTGCAAAACGAGCAGAGGCTGAGTATATGAAAAGGATGTCTAACCCGGACACAACTTTTGGAGAATTAAGAGCGGCGCGAAAAAAAGCCAAGAGTTTGCCGCCCGGTCAATATGACAGCATTCGCCCCGAAGGGTTTGAAGGCAATATCAAATCCGAAAAAATGGATGCGCTTAAAAAAGGCATGAGTGGTGCGGGGCAGGTTGCAAAACAAGTCGCACTTGCCGCTATTCCGGGTGGAGTGGGTCTTTTGGGTGCTGATCCGTATGAAGGTGAACGAGGCGCAAAAAAGATGCGTGGCGCTTATGATAAGTACCAAGCCTCATCTGAAAAGCAGGATGCCGCTGATCGTGAAATGGCCGATCAGGTTCGCCGTGAGTCTCGCGGTGTTGAGTACAAAAAAGGCGGCAAGGTGTCGGCATCTTCACGCGCTGATGGAATTGCGCAACGGGGCAAGACCCGTGGGAAGATGTGCTGATGATCTCCAGCCGTGGCATGGGGGCCATAGACCCGTCAAAGATGCCCAAAGGCAAGCGTAAAGCTCGCCGGGATGACACTGACTTCACAGAATATGCTGAAGGCGGCAGTGTGAATGCGGCTGGAAATTACACAAAACCAACGCTTCGCAAGCGGATTGTGTCGCAAGTAAAAGCTGCGGCCACTCAAGGCACTGGCGCTGGTAAGTGGTCGGCCCGTAAAGCGCAGCTTGTGGCAAAGAAATACAAAGCCGCAGGCGGGGGATATAAAGATTGAAAGCGCCGCAGACATCTCTTAAAAATTGGGGCGATCAGAAATGGCGCACCAAGTCGGGGAAGCCTTCGTCAAAAACGGGTGAGCGGTACTTGCCTGAAGCCGCAATCAAAGCTTTAACCCCTGCCGAATACGCCGCTACCACCCGCGCCAAGCGGGCGGGGAAGGCGGCTGGTAAGCAGTTTGTATCTCAGCCCAAAAGCATTGCAAAGAAAACAGCAGGGTTTAGATAATGGCATACACATCCGGTGCAACCACATTTGATCCAGATCTGACAGAGATCGTGGAAGAGGCTTTTGAACGAGCCGGAAGAGAGTTGCGCTCTGGATATGACCTGCGCACAGCGCGGCGCAGTTTAAACATCATGTTTGCCGATTGGGCAAATCGTGGCATCAACATGTGGACGATTGACACCGGCATGATCACCCTCCAGCAGGGTGTAAACACATATGCTCTGCCAAACGACACTGTAGATCTGTTGGAGCATGTGATCCGCACCCAGGCAAACAATGCCGCTACGCAGTCTGATCTGACGATCACTCGCATTAGTGTTTCTACTTATGCCACGATCCCCAACAAGATTACTCAAGCCCGTCCAATCCAAGTGTGGATTCAGCGCATGGACGGCAAAGTCAATTCCATCAATGCCACTACAACGGCATCAATGAGTGCAACGGCAACCAGCGTTGCCATCACTGATGTGACCCAGCTTCCAGCGGCAGGTTTCATCCAGTTGGACAACGAAGTGATCAGCTATGGCTACATTGTCCAAAATGACAATGCCATCAGCGGAACGCTGAATAACTGCGGCAGGGGCCAGCAAAATACCATTGCAGTGACTCATAACTCTGCAACTGCGGTGTATTGGACAAAACCCCCGGCAGTGACCGTATGGCCTACGCCTGACGGCTCACAGACATATCAGTTTGTTTATTGGCGCTTGCGCCGCACCCAGGACTCTGGTGGCGGTGTAAACGTGATGGATGTGCCTTTCCGCTTCTATCCCTGCATGATTGCTGGGCTGGCCTATTACATTGCCCAGAAGATCCCCGAGGGAACTCCAAGGCTGGATATGCTCAAGGCAACCTACGATGAGGCATGGCAACTTGCCGCCTACGAGGATCACGAAAAGGCCGCAGTTAGATTTGTACCCCGTCAGAGCTTTATTGCCAGCGGGAGTGCCTGATGAGCAATAGGTATGCTTCTGGCAAATTTAGCATTGCTGAGTGTGACCGTTGCGGTCAACGCTATAAGCTTACACAGCTTCGCATGGAGATCGTCAAAACTAAGGTGTATCAACTCAAGGTTTGCGATGAGTGCTGGGATCCAGATCAACCTCAATTGCAACTGGGTATGTACCCGGTTGATGACCCGCAGGCTGTAAGACAGCCCCGTCCAGACCTGACATATGTCACCGCTGGTTTAAACGGATTGCAGGATAATGTCACAGGTTTTGGAGGCTACCCAACGGGTGGCTCCAGGGATATTCAGTGGGGCTGGAGACCAGTAGGTGGCTCCAGCTTTTTTGATGTGGAACTCACGCCAAACTACTTGGTGGCAACGACAAGTGTTGGTACAGTCACGGTCAGTGTAACTTAGGAGCGAATATGGACAAGAAGCAAGTCAAGGCAATTGCCGACACCGAAGCCAAAAAGGCTGTTAAAGGCCATGAAGGCCGTATGCATGCCAAGGGCATGAAGGCCGGTGGCCCCACCAGCATGGATCGTAAGAAATACGGAAAAAATCTTTCCCGTGCAATGAACCAGAAATCTGGGAGCAAATAATGGGTAAATTTAGCAAAAAAGTAATG